GACATTGACGAGGCATTTAAAAAAGGTTATGGGCTTGGAGAAGATCAAAAACAATTTTTAATAACCTATGCTGACATTGAGTATATTAAGACAATAATGAATAGTGCTGAGCTTGGCATTTATGACGAATTTGCCAATAATGCAATGATTATATCAAATGGGTTGGGAGTACCTCCAGAATTGTATAAAACATACATGAAGGGTGCTACATTTGAAAATCAAGTTCAAGCCGAAAGAAGGCTATATCAAAACACCGTTATCCCGATGGTTGCCAACGATGATCAGTATTTTTCCGAGCGGTTGGGATTAAGGGAATTGGGGTATGAGCTAAAAACAGATTGGAGTGGAATTCAGTCGTTGCAGGAAGCTTTTAAGGAAAAAGCAGCAGCTTTTAGCATGAACGTAACAGCAGCAGAAAAAGCATACAACAATAATATTATAACTTGGAACCAGTATTTAGAAATAATAGGATTAGAGGCTGTTTCCGATGGGAATGTTTTTAAATTTGAACGGGATGGACAAAGCAAAATTAACACAGGAGCAAATCAAGAAATTGAAGGCCAACAAAGCGAAGAAACAGGGGCAACTAATTAAAAAATAAAAGTGATGGATTACATTATCAAACAATTTCCAGAAAAAAAGTTTTCGGACAAAATGGATCAAACCCGTTTTATCAAAAACCATATTGATGAAATAAAACAGATCAAATTGTCTGAATACAAAACAAATGCTCATGCGGTTTTAGATGGAATTAAAACCAAGGAATTTGTTCCTGAGATTGAAGATATTACTTCTGATTTTATTCAGGTCAAAACGGTGATCAATACCACAAACATAATTGATAGTCACAGGGATTTGCATTTGCCGAAAATATGGAATAAGACTGTAAATGATAATCCATTTTCATATCACTTAAAGCAGCATGAGCAAAAGTTTGAAAGCGTTATTTCAAATCGTGCAAAAAGCTATAACGAGCCGTTTAATTTTAATCAATTAGGGCTTGATGTAGATTTTATGACCGTTGGCAATATTAATGAGTTTGTATTACAACGGAGCAAAATGCCTTTTATGTTTGATGCTTACAAGAATGGAGACGTAAAAGAGCACTCAGTCGGGATGATTTATGTTTCGATGGATATTGCTTATTATGATGAAGAAAGCGAAAAACAAATGGCTTTCTTTGAAGAAATGAAAAGGCAAGCCGTTAACCCTGAGGTAGCTGATGAATTTGGGTATTTCTGGGTTATTTACGAAGCAAAAAAACGTGAGGGAAGTGCAGTTGTGTTTGGAAGCAACAGCGTTACACCTACATTATCAGTCAAAAATTATGAGCCGCAAAAGAGCACTCAAAAAACAATAACCGAGCCGTCAAAAGAAGACACTCAAAAAGAGACATTAAGGTATTTATTAACTAATTTGAAAAAATAAAATGGAAGAAAAAGAATTATTGTTGAAAGAGATAAAAGGCATTATTGCTGATTCTCAGAAAGACAACGTAACAAAGGCGGATATTGATGCCCGTCTTGATGTGGTAAATAAACGCATCGAAGAAAGCCTTAACGATACACAAGTTAAAGAGCTGAAAGAAAATGTAGCTCAAATGACAGTATCAATTGCCGAATTATCAGGCACTATCAAAGCGATAAAAGAAGTTGCTGACACTAAAAAATCGGAAGCTCCAAAAACTTTCCGTGAAGCGGTCAAGGAGGCTATTATGGCCAACAAAGACCAAGTATTAACCGAGCGCAATGATGAATACGGCGAACGCTTTTCGTTGAAAGAGTACTTCGAAAAAACAGGCAACCGTTCGACACCTGAGTTCCAAATCAAAACAGCTGTTGATATGCTGCAAAGCAACATTTCGCAGTCGAACATTAACACCGTTCGCAATACCGAAATTGCCGGTTTTGTTGGTATCCCGTTGAACTTGTACCCTCACGTTTTGGATTGGATGCCTATACGTAACATCAAAAAGGGTTATATGTCAATGATTGTGGCATATTCTTACGAAGATGGAGCAGCCACAAAAGATGAAGGCTCAGCAAGTGGAAAAACAAGTTTCTTGCTTAAAACTGTTGAGTTCAAAGCATTTTATGTTGCCACACACATTATTTTGAGTGACGAAACATTGGATGACCTTGACGAGGTGTTGGACGAAATCGCCCGTATTGCTCCTGATCGAGTTAATTTAAAACTTGATGAGTACATTCTTGGTTCTACTGGGAATGACACAACTGCAATCAAAGGTATTTTAGGAGCTGGCAAAAACACCGCTTTTGCAAGTGCTACCACTTATGCCGACTATTTTGCAAATGCAAATGAAATCAGCGTAATTCAAGGAATGAAATTACAAGCCGAGGCCGCTGGATACATGCCAGACACTGTAATTATTAGCCCAGCAATGGTTGCACGTATTGCCGACAAGAAAAACGAGCTTAGCGACTCGATATCTGATCGCCGGGTTGTTTTTGGTGCAATTGGTGAGCCTACCTTTATTTGTGGCATGGCCGTTCGGAAATCGACCAAAGTTGATGATGATGCAGTGATTGTTGCCGACAGCAAACAATTGCTTATCGGGTTGCGCCAAGGTATGAGCATGGAAATTGGCCGCGATGGTACAGACTTAACCGAAGGCCAAAAAACAGCTGTTATTAAAATACGTGCTGCTTTTGGTGTTGGTGCTGCCGAAGCTGTTGTTTATACAGCAGATATTGACACCGCGATGAGCGATATTAACCTTGACACAACTGCTGGATAATGAAAAAGCTAGTTAGCATACTAATTACTGTTTTATTTGCAGTTGTAGCAATTGCTCAGGATAAAACAATTGAAATCCCAATAAAGTCTGGGGTTAGCAATTGGGGAACTTATGCCGATTATACAACGGTTGATACTCTAACAAGTAATCAGGACACCATTGATTTTGAGCTTGAATACAGGATGCATGATCGAGTTGAAAAAGTTGCTTACACATTTGCGCTTGACACAATCGCAGGGGCTGATACATTAAGCATACAACTTTTAGGTTATGATTTTGAAAACGATGGTACGGCTACCACTTTAATTGCAGCCGATACTGTTAATTTAGCATCAGCTTCGAATTACGTTAAGTCTTACGATTATGCCACCGCAGCAAAAGAGCTATCATATAGATTTTATGTTGTCAGGGTAATACGTATAGGGACAGGTGATGGCGTTGACCTTGATAGTTTTGAGTTTAAAATCTACAACTAATATGATAACCGCCCGATCAAAAAAAACAGGTAAGGTTTTCAAAGGTAAATTAGCAGCCCTGATGCAAAGGATTGGGGTTGCTGATCCTTTTGAAATATCTGCAAAACTTAGCGCTTCTGAAGTTGTAGCACAGATCAAAGAATGTGAAACAATTGAAGATTTGTTGGTTTGGGCAGGGGATACTCGAAAAACAGTAAAAGCTGCTTTTGAAAAAAAGTTTAAAGAACTTAGCTAATGGCGTTTATTGACAATACATATTTTATTAATGAAATTCGTTATCCGAATGTAACACGCAATATGACTGTAATTTCAGAAGCTATTGCTGTTGCCGAAAAAAAAGCATTGACAATGCTATTAGGATATGAATTATACTCTTTGCTTATTGCCGATTTGACAAGCAATAATCTAACATCAAAAAGATTTATTGATTTTGTTAATGGGGCTGATTTTGTTGTTGACTACAATGGCCGCGAAGTAAAACAGCATTGGAACGGGTTGAAAAATGAAGACAAAGTTTCTATGCTTGCTTATTTTGCATATATTGAGTTGCTTACAAATGAAGCCACAAACTATACTGATGTTGGAAATGTTGTTATGAAATCAGAAACGGGTGACCGTGTTTCTCCTGTTGATAAGATTTGTCAAGCATCACAACTTTTTGTTAATTTATATGGGCAAATGCCTATCAGTTACAGAAAGCCTATTTTTGCAGGTGAAACAATGCCAGTAATGGACATTGAACCATCTGCTTACAATTTCTTGCTTGCAAATATTGATGATTATCCTGAATGGATATTCACGCCGTATCACCCTGTTAATCGCTTTGGTATATGATAGATTTTCCAACCATATTTGCAGAAATAGTCGCAAAAGTTCGCTTAAAATATGATACTGCAAATGTATTGCCATATTTTGAAGTCGGGACTTATGCAGAGCTTATTCGGGTTAATGCCATAAAAGATAAAAACACAACAGGCAAATACCCTCTGATATGGTTAGTTTGGGAGGCAGATGAAAGCAAGGTTAGTCAGGTAAACAATAAAATGTTTCATGTTTCTCCGCGTATTTTTATCTGCACACATACCAACACCGAAAAGAGTAGCACGGAGCGAATGAGTGAGAATTTCGATTTAGTTTTGAACCCTATTTGGGATTTGCTATATCGTTACATCACTTATGATAGCCGGGTTGATTGGTCATCAAAAGACAATTATCAAAAAGCCGATCATTTACTTTGGGGAGAAAGTTTAGGGTATCAAAAAAATAAAAATGTGTTGTTTGACACATTAGATGCGATTGAAATAAAGTACAATAATTTATTAGTAATCAAAAATTGTTAAAATATGACATGTCCAGTTAATTATTATTCAGGTGTTGGCGAGTGCAAAGGACTTCGCGAAAGCATCGTAGGGGCAATAATCATGGAGAAAACAGCTACAATCACCAAGGCCAATGCAAAAACATTAGCAGGATGGAAAGCCATTGTAGCCGCTTCAACTCCTAGCACTATTGCTGGTGTTATTTTAGATTTTCGCAATGGGGCAGAGCCTAGTGGAGGCGAAAACGAATTGACCACATCAAACGTAAATTTCACCGTATTAACAAATCGTTCAAACATTGTTTTGGATGGTTATGCTAATATTAGCTTCTTGGATTACCAAACGTTTTTTGGTTTTGAAGGCAAATCTTACAAAATTGCTTTGATTGACAAAAACGGTAATTTAATCGAAACAAACAAGTCGGCCACAAACGTTACAGGTTTTAGGGGACAGTTTTGGCTTGATAAAATGCTGCCAAAAGTTGGAGCTGATCGCCAAAAAGATTACCATTTCCACCTTGAGTTCACCGACTTAACCGAGTGGGGCGCAAACGAAAATGTCATCGAAACTACTTTCGATGCTGTTGAGGTTTTGGAAGATGTTAATCCCGTTGGCCTTAATGCCGAGATTGTAACAGCTTATGCTGCTGGTGGTGACGTTACAGTTAAGGTTACAAAACGTGGCACATCACAACCTTATGCAGATCTTGACGATGCAGCCGATTGGGTTGTTAGAAGTTCTACAGCCGATGTAGGTGTGACCATTGCCGTTAAGAGTTCGGCCAATAAAGCGCTTGGAGAGTACACCCTTACAATTTTGAACGGCACACCAGCCGATTTAGCTGGTGAGGTTGAAATCCAAGGTTTTACCGTTGCTACTAGTGTAATCACTTACATTACAAATCCTATCAAAATTAGCTTATAATGAAATTGGGCGGAATGAGTTTGCCCGATTCTATTTGGGCTAAAGGATGGGAGTACTTTGAGGCTTATTACAACAAAGTTTGCAAAGGAAACATAAAGGAGACGGCAGAAGAAGCCTACATGTTAGGCGGTGGAAAGTTGCCGAAACTTGAACCGATTAAAGAGCCTGTGAAGGTGAGTAAAAAAAAGGTTGAAAAACCTACCGATGAATAATTAAGGGGGTGTAATTTTTGCACCCTTTTTTTTTCAAAACTTGAAACGATGTTAGCAGATTTGGCACGGAAAATAAACGACTATATCGATAATTACGAAAGTAATTTGGTTCAAATAGTTGCAAAGATTGATCACCAAATACTTGAGATCAATACCGATCAGTTGCTAAATCATCAAATAACAGCACTTGGAAAACCAGTTTTGCCCGAATATTCGAGCAAATGGAAATCAATAAAAGGATTAACATATCCTAATCTTTTCGACACGGGTAAATTTCAAAATAAATTTGTGCTTAATACTGATGGGCGAAAATTTGAAATACACTCGACTGACTGGAAAGATGCAAAATTAAGGGCAAAATACGGTGACGAAATTCACGGCATTGCGCCACAAAACAGAGGGTGGGCATACTCTATTACAACCCCGGCAATAGCAAAAGATTTTAAAACCAAAATCAAATGATAAAAAAGTGGCATGAAATAACGGTTAGTGATTATAAGCTGATGGAGTTGACTGGCAAAGTATCGCAATATAAAAAATGGTACAATATTTTTCCTACCGTTATGTTTTTGCGCCAAATTAAACGCGAAGCAACAACCCTATTGTCATTTATAGATAACAACCGAAACACCGAGCTTGAGGATGAAATGAAAACTCAGGAAATGAAGTATTTAGCAAAATTGCAAATTGAGGTTAATAGATTACAAGGTGTTGAACAATTAATATTTTCGCAATTAAACAATCAGGCAAAATTGTTGGGGTTAAAATCAGCTATCAAAAGTCGTAAGCTTAGAAAAATAGTAGATAACCCGAGAATTTTACAATATGCTTTTAATGAGGCAAAAGATTTGACTGGTATAAAAATTGAATCTGAAAAAGACTTGGTGAAATTTAAGCGAATTGTAGAGCATCGAACAGACAAATTATCTGAATACATACGCAAAAAGAACACCAATAAAAAAGAGGGTAAAAAAGAATTTTTAGGTAGTCTTATTAACGGGATTATGATGTATTTAACATTATCTCCAGTTGGTGTTGACAGTATGAAAGTGGTTGATTTTATGGACTTTTACAAAAAAGCCATAGATAAGTACAATGCAGAAAAGGAATTAATCGAAAAAAATAAAACGAAATGAAATATACAATAAGAGTATTTTTCCATACGCTGTTTAATTTTCGGAAAGAGTATCGGAAGCAAATGAACTTGTTTTGTGATACTTTTCATGAAGAAGGTTTAACTCCTGCTTTAATTTTTAAGTTTGGAGCTGATGAAAAAAAAGCTGATAAGATTGCATTAATGGCAAAAAAAATATTCGGCTATACTGAAAATAGTTTGGCTGCCGAAGAAGATTGGAGAGTAAAAAAATATTGTTTTGATGTGTTTTATTTTAAACTTAAATAATAATGGCTCAATACGAAATTAATGATTTTGTCAATCCGTCAGTTTTGACGGACATGAAAAAGCTGCAAGACAGTGTCCAAGGTACTACTGCTGACTTGATTAAATTTTTGGATGCTCAAAAAAAGCTAAAAGAAGAGGCAGATAAAACGACAGCATCAAATAGCAATGCTGGCAAAAAAATGACTGAATACTCTGCTATTGTTAATAAAGCATCAGAGAGCCATAATAAACTTGTGCAAACGGCTAAAGCACTAGACAACCAACAAAAGCAGCTTGCACAAACAGAGGCTAAGCTTGCAACTGTACACACATCAACAAATCAAAAACTACAAGAGCAAAGAATAAAATTACAGGAAGCAAACAAGGCAATGCGCGATAAAATCAAAACTGCCGATGCCGAAGAAGGTAGTTTGGTTAGGATGCGCCAAAAGTTATCGCAATTAACAGAGGCTTATGATAAGTCAGGTAAAAGGACAAAAGAGGCCGCAAAGGAAATAGCTCAATTAAGTAAAGAAATTGAGCTTGCAGAAAATGACACCAACAGATTTCAGCGCGGCGTTGGTGGATATGCAAACCAATTAAAAGGAATGACCAGCGGCTTGATGACTGGATCTGTTTCGCTAAAACAGTTTGGTGCTGCTGCGGCTGGTGCAGGCAAGGCCATGTTATCAATGTTGCTTAACCCTGTTGGGCTTGTGATCGCTGCCGTTGCTGGATTAGGTATGATAATAGGGAAGGCTGTACAACAGGCACGGAGTTATCAGGCTGCAAACGCTGAGCTTGCTGGTGTTTTAGGAGTGACTAGAGCAGAAACGGCTGCCTTACAAAAAGAATCGCAACGATTAGGGGCAACTACTGCATTTACAGCCAATGAAGTTACAGGATTGCAAATTGAATATGCCAGATTAGGTTTTGCACAAGATGAAATAATGGCCGTCACAAAATCAACAATTGATTTATCGATTGCGGCCAAATCAGGAACAGCAGAAACGGCCGCTTTTGTTGGTTCGACAATTAGGGGTTTTGGATTAACAGCAGAAGAAGCAGGTCGTGTTTCAGATGTTGCCGCAAAAGCTTTTAGTTCGTCTGCACTTGACTTTGCAAAACTATCAACAGGCTTAGGCGTTGTTGCCCCTGCCGCCGCCGCTTTCGGGGATAGTATGGAAAGCACAACCGCCAAATTAGGTAAACTTTCTGATGCTGGTATTGATGCGAGCACGGCAGGCACATCTTTGAGAAATATCTATCTTGAATTAGCCAAAAAAGGAATAACATACGATGAGGCGATGCAACAAATTGCATCGTCTCAAAATAAACTATCAACAGCCAATGAATTGTTCGGGAAACGTGGGGCTGTTGCTGCCTTGGTGTTGAGCAACGAGGCCGCTGCGGTAGAAGAATTGACGGAAAAATTAGAGAATGCTGGAGGAACAGCTGAAAATGTGGCCAATGAACAGCTTAATACATTGGACGGATCGTTTAAATTATTGGGGTCTGCTTGGTCTGGTCTTTTATTTTCGTTCGAAGATGGGGAAGGTATTTTTATCAAAATATTTAAAGGGCTTATTGATTATGTCACATGGTTTTTAACACAAATGACAAACTTTATTAATGGTATTTCAACTGTTTTTGCATTTATAAGCCATGTAATAAAGGATGTTTTTAATGCGATAAAGCCAGCGACAGACGGGTTAAGTGACTTCGCTGATACATTAAAAAACAAGGTAATGGCGGTTATTCAGCCCGCAATTGATATGCTTAAAAAATTAAAGGAAGCAATCGAAAAATTACCATTTGTAAAAAAAGCAAAAGAATATGTTAGCGCTTTTATTGACGAACGGGAAGAGAAGAAAGCCATTAATGCAGCCGCAAAAGAGGCAAAAAAGGCCGTTGATATTAATGCTGCCGATGTATTAGATACGGCAGATAAAACAGCCGATAAAGAAGTTGATATAGCAAAGAAAAAAGCCGCAAAGCTTGCCGAAGTGATGGAAAAAACAGCAAGCAAACAAAAAGAATTGTATTATAAACAACTCAAATATGCTGACGATACAGCCAAGGCAGAGGCAGAACTTGATGACTGGTTAATGGCCGAAAAAGTTGAAGGTTTTGAAGATGAAAAAGAAATGCAGGATTTGCTTGCTGCAATGATGAAAAAGCAACAAATTGATGCACAAATAGGATATCAACGAGAATTGATGTTTATTAATGCAACATCAAAAACGGAAGAAGAAGCCGCTCAAAGGCGTTTTGAACTTGATAGAAATGTCATTGCAAATGCAATAAGTCAAAATGAATCATTATTGCAAAATTCTAATTTATCCGCAGAACGAAGATTAGAAATTGAGGGCGAAATTGCACAACAAAAGTTAGACCTTGATCAATTGACTTTCGATAAGGAAATGGAGCACAATCAAAAAAGGTTGGAAGCTCAGGAAAAATTGAAAGACAGCATAATTGATACCACCAACGCAATATTTGATTTTCGGGCTGAACGTATTGCACGGGATTTGGAACTGTTAGAACAATCTAATGAGCGCGGCGAGCTATCAGATACCGAATACGCAAAGAAAAAAGCCGAGTTAGAAATTAAGGCTGCTAAAAATAAAAAGATACAAGGTATATTTAATGCGACTGTATCAACAGCCGAAGCCATAACGTCCGCGTTAGCAGTTGCACCGCCGTTAGGATTTATTTTGGCTGGTTTGGCTGGTGTTATGGGCGCTTTACAAATTGCCACAATAGCAAGCGCCCCATTACCGCAGATGCCAGCGTTTGCAAAAGGTACAGATAATGCACCATCACGGGGGATATTTGGCGAGGCTGGTGCAGAGTTGATGTTTACCAGGCAAGGTGAAGTCTATTATGCAGACAAGCCCACATATTTTGACGGGTATCAATTCAAAGGTGCAACGATTAAGACAAGTGCGGAGACAGCCGAAATAATGAACAGAACAAAAACGCCTCAATTTGGTGGATCGAGTAGAACCGACAATTTGCTTTTGATGGAAATTAAGGGCATGAGAAAGGACATGAAAAGACAAAAAAGTCCTATATTTGGGGAAGGAAATAGGCAAATTGGTTATGAACAAAATGGAAGCACAACCAAAATAATTAATTACTATAAATATGGCAGATAAGACTACCATACAACGCAATCAAAGCAACTGGCCAGCGCCTTATGTGTATGTGTTATCGGCATACGGTAAAAGTATTACATGCAATCCAGAGCCGTTAGAGTGGCAAGAAGCCCGTTTGCAACTAAACAGACGATGGGACGAGGCAGGGGTGTTTAATCAATTTATGGTTGATACACTCACCTTCGTTGGCAACGGGGCTGATTTTCTTACACAACTATTCGATCAGTACGAAATTGATGCTGAATGTTTGCTTACAGTTAAAAATCTCAACTTATCAACATTAAATTATATTGATTTTCCGACACAATATAGCATAAAATTCCACAGTTTTAAGATTGTAAAAGTTGGGAATCATCATGTAGGTGTGCAAGTGTCGCTAATGCAAAGCAGCATTTTGCAAAAGTTTGATGACCGTAAAACAATCACCTTAGATTTAACAAAACGCGAATCAATTGGTGGAATGACGATATCAGAATTCGATAACTTTCCAAGCCATTCAAGGTTAAAAATACCAGCACTAAAAAGTTTTTTGAATGGAAAACTAAATGGAGGGTTTGCATTAACGGAATCAGAATTAGAACGAAACGGCTATAATTCGTACACGTCAATACTTGAAAATCCGCTTTATGCTGTTGTTGGTGGATATAATTCAATCCCATTATCCACAATTTCGGGTGAGTTTGCCGAAATGGAGCGCGTGAGTTATGTGTATGGACAATCGTTGCCAACAACAATAGACCCATTTTTCGAAGATGCAACAGAAGAGCGGACACTGGTTATTGATTACACAATTTGCATTAATGTTACAAATCCAAAAACGGTAGGTGGCGAAGCATATAAACTTTATTTTTTGCATGAGAAAGCTGATGGAACGAGCGAAGAAAGAACAATTATAGAGTTCGGAAGCAATAAGGCAGTTCGCTTTTTTAAATCTCAAGGTAGTGCCGATACTTTCGGGCAACGATTAGGTTCAAAAACATTTACCGTTAGCGAAGGAGACAGCATTAAGTTAGTTTTATTTTCTGAAACGCCCGGGGCTTTTCAAGGATGGAATGCGTATTTTGTGAATAGTGAAATTTTGATTAGTCAGGAAGTAATTGAAACGCCAGAAAGATTTGTTGAGGGGTTGCCACTTTTTGAAGCGTTCGCCCGATTTTCTCAATTAATGCTTGACGATCAGGATGCATTTCACAGTGATACATTAACCAATAATCAACTTTATTATGCACTGATTACAAGTGGAGTAAATTTAAGGGGGTTGTCAATAAACGATAAATCGGCAGGTATTAATATTGATTTCGAAACTTTTTTTAGATCGGTATCAAATGCTCATTATTTGGGATATGCAATTGAGTATATTACAGACAGATATAAATTAAGGGTTGAAGATCGGGATTACTTTTTTAATAATACTGTAATACTTGACTTATCAACAAGGATTGGAAAACTTGATATTTCGAAAGAATATATACCAAAAATGGCATATGTTGAATTTTTATTAGGATATACAAATTACATTTACGAATCGGCTAACGGTCGTGGTGAATATAATACTGGAGCAACTCGAACAGCTCAAATTAACAGCCCAGAAAAGTTAGATTTGAAAAGCGAGCTAAATGCATCAACAATGTCGATTGCAAAATGTTTGGAAAAACCAATCGAAACAACAGGAAGCGAGGATATAGAAGAAGACGGTCAAGTCTTTTTTTTAAAGTCTCAACGAGACAGCCAAACTGATTACGAATGGAAAGCAGAATTAACAGAAAATATCACTATTGAAGATGACAGCAGCCTATTTAAAGAGAGCAGCCTAAATTTATTTTACACACCAACGCGAAACTTTATTCGGAATTCAGGTTTGTACACCCCATCATTAATTAAAAAACAAAATTCAAAATTAAAATTTCAAACCACAAATAAATATCAAACATTAAGAACTACAGGCGAAGGGTACACCATTACAGAAAATGAAGATATTTTAGTCTCAAATTTACCATTACCAAAAGTACGACCGATAAAATGCACGGTAGAATGCTTATTTACTAACGATGATTTGCGCTTACTGATGACACGTGGGGATGATGGGGTAATGAATTACTATAAAAAGATAAAATTGTCGGATACTGTTAGTGGGTGGATTTATGGTGACATTGATAAAAAATTAAATGAAGATAAGGCAACAATATCAATAATATTAGCGAATGAATGAAAATATATCAATATCGGTTGTTAGCCCAATAACGGGTAAGGATTTGACGAACGGAAGTTTGCCGAATGAATGGAACACGTTGCATGAAAACATTAGGAACGGGGGTAAATATGTTATTCCATATTGCCAGAAATTTGACAAAGGCGATATTGTAACCGTGCCAATATCAAGCAAGTCAAACGCAACAATGACAATGACTTTGTATAGCGGTGCTGTTTTGATCGAGACGATTATAGGTACATTAGAAAACTCAATTGTTGGTGATGCTGGAACAATATATCATTTCTGTTTTGATATTACCTTCGATTCAGCTTATTACGACAAGGAAATTGATATTTTTGTTGAGCAAGGCACTGATGTATTAACTTTTGAGCCTGTTCTTATTGAAGATTTGAGCGAGGCAATAGCCGAAGGGCGAATGAAAAAAATAGAATACACTAATTATAATCGTACTGATACTGATGTTTTTGGTTTTTTTGTTGATTGGGGCACACTAACATCAAATGCAGATAAAACACTCTTTTTTTATGTCGAATCACAAAACGGATCAATAAACGATAGTGACGAAAGCGAGGTTTTGGAAGGGTCACAAAACAAAACGATTATTAGCGCTTCGCTTTTTTCAGGTTGCTTATTGTCCATAGATGTAATACCTTTGTATATGGTTAGACGATTAGAGGCTGTTACCTTGCTTGATTTTTTCGCTGTTAACGGGATTGAATATGTAAAAGATGGTGCGGTTGAAGCCGAGCAGGCAGGAAGTTCAACAAGTTTGCAAGCAACAATCAATTTAACCGAAAAAAATATCAAAGGGCTAAATGTTAATACCCTTGAATTTAATGAAATTGAAAATACCGATGATATGGTACAGATAGAAAAATTAACAGATCAAACGAGCGACTTTAGCGTAGCAGTACCAGACGGTTACATGTTACATGCTATTTTTGTTCGGCACTCAGCGACAAGCAGCGGAAGTAATGCAACTTTTTCGGCTGGCTCAACTGTTAGCGGACAAGAATATGTAAGTCAATATGTAGGAGCAATTACAGGCACAAAAAGCCACAATTTCCCAATACATGACAATCCAGAAAATGGAGAATATGTATATTGCGGCATTGGTGGCATTGGGGTAAAATTAGATGTAACAATACAATTTATATTAAACTCATGAGACAGATAATAACAATATTTTTTTTGATTTTTGCCGTTAGTTGTTTTGGCCAAAGTCAATACGGAGACTTCAAAAATATAAATTTGAGGTCGAGGATGTATAGTAATGCCTATGATTTAATCGTGGCACACCCAGACAGTACAGGGCAATTTTTGTATCAAAACGCTGCCGATCCCGAAACTAATTTAGGCCTTGTAAATGTACGATATTTGGAGGCTAATTATATGGCTTCGGAAGTGGTTGACGATTCGATTAATGCAAAAATTGCAAGGGAGCAATTAACAGGCATTGAAAATCTATACCTAAAACAAGGAGGAAACAGGATTATATCTGTTAGATATGCTGATGGTGGATCAACTGGTGACGACTTGACTGTAAAGGCAGGAGATAATGATGATAATTTAGGCGGTGGTGATTTGTGGCTTCGGGGTGGTGGAACACTTGAAGAGTATGGAGATGTTAATATAGGGGCTAACCTTTATGACGAGACAAATTCGAGCTTAATTTACATTTGGGATACAATCTACATGAATGGCAATTCGATAAGAGGGTTAAACGAGGCGGTTAATGATGATGAACCGGTAACACTATCCCAAATCGAAGGTTTTACACAGTCTGTTTATTCAATCGGACTACCGAATGCATCAAGTGTTAACGGTAGGGTGACAGGAGCGACAGAGGGAGCAGATTACCCTACTGGATGGGTATTGGCCGCAGCAGGTAATAACATAGATTTGGTCGTAACGCATAATTCTGGTCGAAGGGTTGCCGAGGTAAATGTTTTGTCGGTCAATGGCACGATTGAGCAGTTGTTAAGGCCGTATGCAGGGGCTTACAGTGGATGGCAGACAAACGATGCAAACACCTTGCAGATTAATGGCCTTGCAACTATACCATTAGCCATAAAAATATACATAATATTTGAGTAATGAAAAATAAATAAATATTACACATTTACATAAATCAGATATTATGAGAAAAAAACGCAATAGTTACAAAAGAAAAATATGTTGAACTGACCCAGCTAATAAGCGAACGTCTAAATTTCAATGAGAAAAACGACACTAAGCAGTATGCACCTGACAAGCCTTAAGGGAACTTGAAGATGGACGGGTGATAATGCCTATAACGGGAGTAGTATTTGAGAAATGTGCAGATTTAATTAAAAATTTGAATTATAAAAAAAGAAATATGAAAAATAAACTATTATCAATACTGCTATTAGCAAGCCTTTCGTTGCACGCACAAACAGAGCTACTGCCTACAATAGCATGGCGTACAAATGTGAGTAATGTCGAGCAGGTGACAGATAGCACGTACAAGTTTGATGTTATGCCGCTCGATTGGAATGAGCCGAGTGCCGCAACAATGCAGATAGGCAACTATTTTCAGGATTTTGCGGGCAACACATATCAAGTGATTGACAGCACTTATTTGTCAATTACCGTATGGGATATTTTCGAAACGGGAGTAAGCCCACAGGTCAACCAAGTGGGGATAATCTATGAGAGCCCGACAGGGTCGGAATACCTTGCGCCAATACGCTATCAGATGCTTGACGAGAGCGCACTAGACAATGCCCGTGCCCGTGAGCTTGCGTACCTATGGGCAAATATTAATCAATACCAGAGCGATAGCATATTGTTTGAAAATGATACCATTTCAATTATTGCCACAAAATACGATATTGACACACTAAGCCAATCAATTAACGGTACAGAGGGCTACATTCCGAAGTTTGGGGCAAGTGGGTTGACGGAAAGTAGCATTTACGAGGATGGTAGTGGCAATGTTGATATTGGCACAAATAGAATGCGAATAACAAATAGCGGATTACTCTTGCTAAATACGGCATCACAATCAATTGGGGCACTTGCAACATTTAAGTCAAAAGGAGCATTTAATCCATCGTTAACTATTGAAAGTGATAATTCCGTGGTAAATTGGGCAAGGCTCGATTTTTACAATAGAAATGTTACAGGATCTGGAATAATACACTTGGATCAAACAGGGGCATTTACAATTATGAATAATAATGCCAATGGGGTCATAAAGTTTTCACAGACTACAAATGAACGAATGCAAATCAATTCTGCTGGGCTCGTAGGCATAGGCACAAACAACCCAACAGAAAAGCTCGAAGTCAACGGCAACATCAAAGCCGACACGATAAAAGCTGTTTTAGATACAACTTATGCAAATAAAGATGATTGGGCTGATTTTATTGGAAGCACTTCAATTTCAGGGACAGAAAACTATATTCCGAAGTTCGGGGCGAGTGGGTTGACGGAAAGTAATATTTATGAGACAGCAAGTGGTCAAATTACATTAAATAAAACAACCTCTTATGGGGATGCATCTTTTGTTTCAAAAGCAAAAAACCAACTATCCCCGTCTTTTATAGCAGAAAGTTACTCTGGGACAAACGGATGGGCTCGATTTGATTTATTGAATGCAGAAACAGGACATCTTGGACTTTTTTATTTAGATGCAGTTGATAATTTATCGATTCGGAACAACACGACAACAGGCAATATATTATTTCTGCATGGCAGCACTAACCAAATGAAAATTGTCGGGAGTACCGGCAACGTAGGCATCGGCACAGCCTCCCCAACCGAAAAACTCGAAGTAAACGGCAACGTGAAGGCCGACACAGGCAAATTTGATGAGGTATATTTGGGTGCTTACTCAATACGTGACACATCACACATTGATAGGGCTAACTGGATTGAGTTTGTGGAAAATTGGTCTGGTAGTGGTGGATCTACAAATCTCGCAACAACATACGGTAGCGTATCGGTTACAATCACATCTGACACGGGCACGGATGCAGTAATCAATCGGGCTACTAATACAACGGCTGGCATAATGGCCGCTGTGGACAAGGCACGGCTTGAAACAATATTAGTTTTTGGAGATGGGACAAAAGTCCTTACTGATGACGGGACTTACAAAACAAGGGTGTCGAGCGTGACAGGAGGAACCGGTATAACACAAACGTCCACAACGGGAGCAGTGACGCTCAACTTAGATGCAGCATCAAGCTCAACTATTGGGGGCGTAAAATTTGGCACTTACAATAATATTAGTGGCTTAGGTTGGGAGAGCGATGGCGATTTTTATGTAAACAGTAATTTATTGGGCACGGCAACACCAGCAACGAGTGACTATATCGGCTTTTATGATGTGACAGGGGCATTTGAAAAGAAAGCAACCATTGCAGATATTTTGGCGCTTGGTGGTGGGGGGTCAATGGTTTACCCCGGGGCTGGGATAGCTGTTTCAACAGGATCAGATTGGAGCACTTCAATTAGTCCAAGTACAGGTTATTTGTATTATAATGGCAGTGCCTATAGTTGGGCTAACCCATCAGCTTCGGCTGTAACAGCTGTTAATGCTGGTACATTGGTTGATGTAAGTCCTACAACAGGCAATGTGACAGTAAATGTTGATTTAAGTGAGGCTACAAGCGACAATACATTTGCAAGCACTGACGAAGTTGTTTATTTAACAAGCACAACTCAAAAGCGAGGAACTATTTCGGGGTTACAAAGCTACATGCAAAGTAATTTAACTTTTGATAGTGAGTGGACGGCAGAAACAGGAGGTATAAACTATCAAGGTGGAAACGTAGGAATAGGTGCATCATTGTCAACAGACTACAGACTAAGAGTACATGGAGGAACAAGTGAAGGTGGAATTGATATTTATACTACAACCTCATATTTTCCAACATTAAATATTACTTCATCATACAACGGCTTACGGTCATCTGTTACAAGTGGTGTTTCGGTTGAAGGTATAAGTGTTGGTAGTGTCGGAGTTAAAGGTCAAAGCACTAATGCAGCTGGAGTCTATGGGACAAGCATTAATGATTATGATGGCTATTTTAGTGGTGGAATAGGAGTTAATTCTAATGCTGGTTTTTCTGTAGATGAAACAGAAGTTATCGATGAAAATGGGGTTTTAATACCTGCAAATCTATCAGCAAATCCAAGCTCACCAGTTGCTGGAATGATTTATTTTAATACAACCGACAATCATTTTTATGGATATAATGGTACAACGTGGAAACAATTAGACAATTAATAATAATATTTTTTGTAACTTTGAAACAAAAACGATGACAGAATCGAAAAAAAATAGGTTATACGGGGTATTATATTCAATTGTTGGGGGTGTAGCCGTAGGGGTAGTCATGTTAGGTATTCAAGGTTTTTCATCCGATAGCCGATCATTAAAAAAAGAGGTTATAAGGCTTGACAAAATTAAGGCCGACATAACGGTAGTTGACGAAAAATGCGAGAAAATTAAGATCGACATCCAAACCGACAGGGCTGCAATTGATATGAGGCTTGAACGATTGGAAAACAAAACAGACAGAATACTTGAATTAATGATTAAC